CGATAAACGGGAAATCGCTCCACGCAGCGTTGTCCCTGCCTGGGATCCCTGGATTCCCGCATTTGCCATAATACCGATCGCCGCCGCGGTTTCTTCTATTGACAATCCTGCCGCCCTTGCAAGAGGAGCAACATACTTCATCGCTTCTCCGGTATCTGCTACGGAAGAATTGGTCTTGTTTGCATTGGCAGCCAGTACATCCGCCACATGCGCCGCGTCTGCCGCTTCCAGACCAAATCCACGCAATGTCGAAGCCGCAATATCCGAACTGGATGCCAGATCTTCTCCCGAAGCTGCCGCCAGATCGAGCAGTCCCGGCATCGCATCCATGATCTCGGATGTAGTAAATCCTGCCGCCGCCAGATTTTCCATCCCCTCTGCTGCCTGACTGGATGAAAAAGCGGTATCTGCGCCTAACTGGATCGCCTGCTCTTTTAGCTTGTTAAATTCGCTTCCTGTCGCCCCGGAAATCGCCTGCACCCGTGACATCTGCGATTCAAAATCCGATCCTGCCTTGATCGCGGCTATCGACACACCGCCAAGCGCCGTTGCCGTTCCGGTGATCGCACCTGTAGCCACGCTCAATCCTTTGACTGCCAGTCCTCCGATTTTTGAAAGCCCTTTCTCTATCCCGGAAGAATCCAGATCGGTTTCGATTACAACCTTTCCGTCTGCCACATTCTCCACCTGCCTTTCTTTTTCAGCTTACTCCAACAGACTGCTCACATCTTCCCCTCTCATCAGTGCCGCTTCGATCTGCTTCACACGTTCGCTGACATGCTGCTGCGCCTTTACATCCAAGCCATAATAACGCTGCATTGCCCGGTAAAATTCCCGTTCCTGTTTGGAAAGATTCCGATTCGTCGTGTCAATTGTCCGGTACTCGATCACCCGGTTCAGTCTGGTATCGCTTCCCAGATTCTCCAACAAGATCATAAATTTCCACCAGTGCATATTTTCTGTCTGCAAGTCAATCCCGTACTGCTGGACAAATCCTGCATAGATCAGTTCCGCATCCTTTTCGAAATCAAACGGCTGCTTATCATTCACGCCCGCGATCTTCCGCGGAAAACGTTTTGTTTCCTTTTCTCGCCCACAGGAAAAGAACCAGAACATCTTTTCCACATGCTCTTCCGAGAAGATTTTCTGTTTCCGATAAAATAAGAGCAGGATCTTCAGAAGTTCCCCTTGAGAAAGTTCTGTTTTCCCGCTCTGTATCTCATAGCATTTTAATATCGTCCGGAAATCAAAAGCGACAGGGCACTCTGTACCGTTCACAGTCACACTTTTCGGAAAAGGGTCTGTCAGGACGCTCATGCCTGCCTCCGTACAGATTTCATCCGTTCTACGACTTGCGCATACTGTTCATTCTGCCGGATCTGCTCCTCGATCAGCTGCGCATATGCAGACAAATGCCGCAGCCGGTCATTCCCGGAACCACAGACACGGCTTCCGGTTCCCTCTCCGAAAATATGGTCAAACATCCCTTTGATCGCATCACAAAGATACTGATTTTTTTCTTTTTCCGTTCCATCCGGCTGATGATCCGAAAGATGCTTCATCTTTTCCAATTCCTGCAGATATGCTTCCCTTTTCTCTGCCTGATCTTCATCATACATCGAGAATTCCAATGTCACTCCGTAAATTTCCATCTTCAATCTCCTTATCTCTTCCCTGTTTTCGCCTTACCAATCTTCCCTCTACCAATTAAGGCATTATCGCCAGAGGGGATTATTCCCCCGGCGTAAATGTCTTTGTAGTCGTATCAAACGTTCCGTTGATCCAATCCGTCTTTCCAAGCAGGTTTCCGGATCCCTGAATCTCGCCATCATTATCCGAAAATTCAGCCACTTCTACCGCAACACGTCTCTGCTTTGCTTCAAATTTATTTGCCTGTTCTGGAATCGGTTTGTTCAGATACACCTTAACGTAAAGTGTTTCCGCATCCGCTCCGGTCTTCTCATTCTCACCGATGTCTGCAATAAACTGGATTGCTTTCTCGGAACGGATCAGATCAAATTCCAGCGGTGCCGTCCACTCATAGCTTCCAATGCTCTGGGTTGCGGACTTCTGGTTCACATACCGCTTGGACGTGGTCTGCGCGGATGGAGAGTTGTCCAACTGCGTCACACCAAAGCCGAGCAGTTCATACTGCGCCGATTCTTTCCCGCCAGACACATCGATGTAATCCGGCTGTTGGTATCTCTGTTCTACGCTTGTGTTTGCGCTCTCTGCAAAAAACTGTAACTTCATTTCCATATGTTCCTACCTCCGTTTATAATATACAAATTGACACTGGATCCGATACTGACAGGATGTCCCCTGATTATCATACAGATACCCGTTTGTCGTTGCCCGGATCGCCTTGCTTTCCACATTCCCACTCAAAGCAGGAAGCCTCCCGTCCCGGCTGCATTCTTCCAGCCAGTCCGAAAATTTCTCGTAAAATTCTGCCGTTTCTTCATTTTCCGCCGGTCCGTACAGTTCCCGGGAACACAGGGAAAACACATACTGCCTGACGCTGTCCCCATTTGCAAATCGTTTTACAATGGGATCCGCCGGAGTTTCCTCGATACTGTACATGGTAGGATTTTCCTCCAGAAGATTCAGATTCACAACCGGAAACGTCGCTTTTTCAAACTCTTCCAGAAACGAACAGGTTTCAATAAATTCTTTGACTTTACTGGCTACACTCACTTCGTTTTTCCTCCACAATAAGCCGCTACTGACTGGATGATCTCTTTTCCACGGTCTGCCCACATGCGCTCTGTCCAGTGCGATCCACGCAAGCCATTTCCTTTATGCTCATAATACTGTTTTCTTGCGTACGGAGCATTATGAGTAATTGTGGTTGCAGTTTCTGTTACAGAATCTTCTGCTAAGAATCCGGATCTGAATGGAACATATGGGGTAGACAGCCGCCTTACTTCATGAGTAAAGAACTGCTGCCCTTTTCCGTTCCTGTTCAAGTTCCGTTTTAACAGGATCTTATCCGCAGGATCGATTTTCAGTTTGATATTCGTTCCCACTAAGCACCGCCTCCAATCCGGATATGCTTCGAGCCACCGAAGAAATTCTCCGAGTGGCTTAATACTTCTCCGACGATTCCGTCAACCTGTTTTTTCAATTCCGCGATTCCGCTGACCGCTCCGCCGGTCCATCTTCCAACCATGAACAGATCTCCGTTCTGTACCGTCCAGTTTTCCGAAGTGGACTCCTGCGCTTTGAATCCGTTTTCCGGAAGCCACTTTTCACATTTCTCATAAGGAATCCGGATCTTATACACATCTTTGCTTGTCAGCCCGCCATCGACGATGTCGGTTTTCTGATCTGTGTGAAACCAGACCGCATCGATATAATGGGGAACATACACCATCTTCTTTGACTGCCTGTCCGGATACCGGTTGAAAATCGTAAGATCGGTATTGGTGATCATTATCTCACCCCCTGATACAAAAGCCCCGTGTGAGACAAATGTCTTCGGATGACTGCATAGACCTTTTCCTGCAGCGGATCTCCCGCCGTTCCTTTTACTGCATAGGTTACGGAATATCCATCTGTGCTTTCTGACTGTACCTCTCTGCCGCCATGCTCCCACCGATTGATATCGTCCTGATAGATCAGTTCGGCAGCTTCGCACAAGCAAAACTGGATCTGTTCCACCTCTTCTCCCTGTGGCTTCCGGCGCAGCACTTGATTCAGATAAGTGTTTGCTTTCAAAACAGGTAATTTCAGCGATTCCTCATCGTCGATCAACCTACCGTGATATTTTTCTACATAGAAGATATAGTCTACCCGGATCATCCAGTTCCTCCTTTACTTACTTGCCATTTGCCCGGATGCTTTCAATGCATCCAGCAGGGCTTTAAACTCTGCTTTTGTTACATTCTCGCCAGCTGCTTCCGCTACCAGTGCCGCCTGTTTCACACCACCAAGCGTCGTTTTATTCGCCGCAGGAAGCGTATAGCTCGGTCCCGCAGGACCAGCAGGTCCCGGATCACCTTTTTCCCCCTTTGCTCCTGCTGCTCCGGGATCTCCTTTCTCACCCTTGGGACCCACATTGTCCTTAACACCCTGCTCCAACTTGTTCATTTTCTCCGCGGTGATCACATCGCCATCATTCCATGTTGTCGGTGTATAAGCCATCTGTTTTTACCTCCTTATTTCTTTCCTGTTTTTGCCTTTCCGATCTGCCCTCTGCCAATCAAGGCGCTGTCGACAGAGGGTGTCATTCCCCCGATTTCAAAACCGCAAACGGACATCTCTTCGCCTTATCTTCCTTTACAGAATTGATCGGATTCGGGATTTCCCATCCAAGGCGCATAACCGCACGGAGCGCTACCATATCCTGCTGCATCAGGTTGTAAGCAATGGAGCCATCCGTGTTCTGCACAACACCCTCTGTAAACAGCTTGAATGTAATATCCTGCCGGATTGAATATACCAGCTGCGAGAAGTCTCCGGAGATCATAAGCGCTTTTGACTTGTCAAAGGAACCATTGTTCGGGAATGTCATCCGTGATCCATCCAGAGAATATCTGGTATCACTCTGCATGTCCGATTTGAACAACGGCTGTCCGGTTGTATCTTTCAGACCTCTTAATTTTGCACGCATGAAAATGTCCGCCATATGACCGGTTACAAAGAATCCGGATCCCTCCACTTTTGCGATCACGCCGTCTTCTGCCATGATCTTATCGTACAGATTGTCCTGCGCCCCGAACGTCACAACACTCTCTGCATTTGTGGCAGTTGTCACGATCCCATCTCTCCAGGAATCCGGTTTATTCACGTCAAAAAGCACAGCGCCGTCAATGACCTTTCCAAACGCTTCCTGAACTCTCGGTCGAACCTCGCCCCAGATGTCATAGTCGGAATCATCCAACACCGCTTCCGGAATCGGAATGATCACAGCGATTTCTTCTGCGGTGATAAATTTCTTATCCCACATCATTTTGCTTGTCTTTTTCTGTCCGGTATCTCCGTTTACGAAATACGCCAACGGGAGCATATCCAATACCGGCATTTTATAAGTGCGGCTGGACATATTCGGAAGTCTGCGTCCCTGGCTCAAGACAGCCGACTGTGTCACGACTCCCTGGATGATCTCCCTCGCACGCTCTTCCGGGATCAACGATTCTGCTCCGGAACGGTCGATCAAATTCGCATCATTTTCAAATACTTTCAAATTCATTCTGTTTCTGTTCATGTTCTACCTACCTTCCTGCTGCTCTTCTGATCGCAGCATTAATATCATTGTTCGGGTTTCCTGCGCCCTGGCTTCCTCCTGCCTGCGTACTGGTACTGATCCGGTACGTTCCGCCGGATGTGCTTCCGACAAAACGTGGATTCTCTTTCAGGAATTTGTCTGTCGCTTTCGCAAAATCCGTTTTTTCATCTACCATTTTAGAAACCTTAAACGCTACATAATCCAGATCGTCTGCTTTCACGCCTTTCTGTGTGAGCAGCTTTTCATTCTTCAATCTTTCATTCTCACGGTTTGCCGCTTCCAGATCGCTTTGTAACTGCGACACATTCGGCTGGTTTGCCGCTTTCTGTGCCTTAAAATCTGCGATTGCCTGCGTCACCTCTGTCTCTGTCATACCCTGATTCCGGAAGAAATTCGCAAGGGCTGTCCTTTCTGATCGTTCTACCCTCGCATTGGCGATTTCCTCTAACTGCTCATAGGTATACGTTCCGGTTCCATGCGCTCCGGATGCGCCCCCGGCATTTCCTCCCTGGCTGCCGTTACCAGTCCCGGTGCTTCCACCCTGTGCGCCAGAGCCAGCTTCCGCACCGTCCTCCAAAAGCTGTAAATACATTTTGTTTTTCATTTTCCTTTACCTCCGTTTTGCCTCGACAGGCTCCCGAGCTTTTTACGCCATCACGTTTTGGGCATAATAAAAACACCCTCCCGGGTGTCTTCTACTGAAATAATATGCAATGATATTCGTCATCCACTGCCGTGATCCCGATCATCCAGGAATCGACTAGCAGCTTCCCTTGTTCTGAAAGTTCCCTCCACCGGATCTCCGTAAATCCGCTGTCCATATCCGATTCGATCCGATCTTCGGTCAGGCTTTCTATGGAATTGATCAGGTTGCATGTCAACGCTGAGACCGCAGTACACGCCCGATCGATCCCGTCGGATCCCATTCTTCCGGCATGTCCTTTCATCCGAATACCTTGGTTTGTAATTTTAACTTCAATCAAGCGCATCTCTCCTTTAAAAATGA